GAGCAAGCTTAGTGCCTTCCTCAACCTTGGAGGCAACATCTGCCACATCGGAGAGAGGCATTACACCTCCTACTCCCATACCACCAGCCACAACGGCTCCGGCGATTATCTTGGACTGTGAGGGTGAAGTGACTGCCAGACGTTCAGAGGCGAGGGCAGTAAGGGTCTGAGGTCCACAGATTCCATCAGGAGTAATGCCAGCCTTACGTTGAAAGTCACGAAGGACTTCAGCATCCTCCTCACCAAAGACACCATCAACAGTGACACCACCTTTAGGGTTATAGAGGATGAGGAGTTGCTCAACCTTCACCACCTGCGGGCCCGTTGAACCAATCCGTACGACGGAGCTCTTGGCCTGTTCATAGAACTTGGCAAGGTCAGTGTCATAGTTGTTCTTGCGGTAGTTAGGACCATTATACTTGAAGGCAATAGTAGCCCAGTCTTTGGTCTTGAGTGCAGGAATGAAACCTCTGACGGTAAGGTAATTGCAGAAGGCATTCAGCTGTGCAGGCTCTCCAGCAACAAAGGCTTTGACCATCTCATAGACGTCAGTATAACCTGCCTCACGATAGTTGTAGCCCATGCACTGCCAAAAACCCCAAGAGCAGGACTGCAGTGCCATCTTCTCATTAAGAGCCATGGCAGCATACAGCTTGTCATACTGATGAAAGCCACCAGGTCCATAATGAATATGTGCGCTGTCTTTAACAGATAGTTCAGGATGATCATCGTCAAACTCACCACCTGTCAGGTGATGGAAGACCAAGGGTTCAAAGAGGATGCTAGGACGACCATCAGGCAGGAAAGCCTGGTCATGCGTCTCTTTGTACATCAGAGCCTGCAGAACCTCTACCTCTACACCAAGACGGTTGGCCGCCTGATAAAGGGCATCTGCAGTCATCTTAATTGCCGGTCCATAAAAGTCGGTAGGCTGCATAATGCCCTCCTAGGGTTAATAGTTAACCTAACGGTTGTGCAGGTGAGGACCAAGTGAAAGCTTCAGTCCCGAATGTTCAAGTGCGTTCTGCAAGATTGACAGTTGTGCACGTATGTCAGCAATCTCGGCATCTTTGTCAGCACGAGCATTTGCATCGCGAAGTCGTGCCTCATGGCAAGCACCACATTCCTGTTTGCAAGCCTCAAGCAGTTGCCAAGGACCAAAGTTCTTCCAGAAGAAAGAGAGGCATACACCTCCAAGGAACACTCCTGCAAAGGCAGCAAGTGCTATAGGGCCTGCATACAATGCTACCTTAGTAGGGTCCATGACACACTCAACCTTCGTGGGGCGCTTGCTGCAGAGGAATGTAGATCGTAGTGAAGTCGGGATCAACACCAGGGGCATCAGACAAGGTAGCCAGTGAAGTCCCAGAGGCAACCTGTTCACACACTACGCCAACGTTTGCAGCTCGTTGTGTTTTACCATGCCAAGAATAATAGGTCAGGTAATAGCCAAGTTGCTTTGTGGCAGTGGCAACTGCGGCCAGATCAGTTGCATTGGTAGCTAATACAGTATCTTCATGCATTGCAGTATAGAACACCTCAAAGGCTTGTGCAATAGTATCTACTACCGAAGGGCACTGAATAGCAGCCACCAGCTTTAGTTGGAAGGGTGCTGCAACCTTAGGTAAAGCCGTAAGGATAGTAGGCACTGCTTTTGAGATGTCGGAAGAAGTTTCAATAGTCATGTTACGAGCTCCTGTGATAAGTTTGCCAAAGTCAGTAGTTGGAAACGTCTATTGCTAAGAAGTAAGGTGATCCATTGTCCGTATTAGTCTGTGCCGTAGCAGTGATATAGCTCTCGTAGATCTGTTGTAGTGTAGTTATGACATTGCCTGAGATCTGTGCAGAACTGTAGGTACTAAGATTGGAATAGTTGCTAGGTCCAATATAAGTGGAGGTAAAAGCTCTCTCCATACTACAAGTGCAGACTGCATATGTTGGTCCTGAGGCTAACGTCGTTGTAGTATATGAACCAATGCCTCCTGCTACTCTAAGAATCTTAGCCGACGAATGGTAGACTTGAGCACCTGAAGAATTAAAGACCTGCAACCCAAAGTGGTCTGTTGGATTGGCAATGTCCATAGAATCAAACAGGTAATAAGTAAACGTAGTTCCGTTAGTTGCACCTGCAGAGTAGGTGTAGAATGTGAAAGACCCACTCCCGTTATTCTTAGCTGCTGACCAAAAATCTACACCACTTGCTGCGGCCACAGCCAGAACAGGATTGCGTAAACCTGTCTGTGTAAAGGAATAAGATTGAACAGTTGTAGAACCCCAAGACTGATTAGCCCAAGTTCCAGTTCCCTTAACAACAAGACCCATGTTAAAGGTATCAGTATCTACTTGTAAGATGCCTGAACTATTCCAAGCTTGAAATCCCTGTGGCATCAGTAGACTCCATACACAACATTACCAGCCACATTAGATCCTGAACCTGAAACTACCCAAGTCCAAGAAAGTGTAGAACCTGATATGGAGAAAGTCGGCATATATGTAGCACTACCACCAGGTCCAGGAATACCATAGTAAAAACCTGTACCAGTAAGAAGGTTGGAATCTGTCAAAGAACCGTTCGTAGTTCCGTATGAACCAATGCCCAACACTCTTCCCACTCTAGTAGTCAAGTCAACTACTATGTTCCCAGAAGCATCAAAGACTTGCAAGCCCTGAGGCATTACCAGAGACCCATTCTAACACGGAGTGTATTTGAAGCGTCATAGACTTGGATGACGGAGTTGGAGATTGTAATGCGTGCACCAGAAGATCCAGACTGAATTACCACACCACCTGAGCCCACCGTAAGAGTACCACCGGTGATCGAAACGGAACTGGCGTTCTGTGTAGACATATTACCTTGTCCAGCAAAACCTGCTGCCGTATTCGATCCGGTAACGTCAGCTCCATTCTGAGCAGGCTTAAGCGAATCAATTATAGTACCACCAGCATATGCAGCACTATAGGTGACGTCATCAGAGAACGGTGTGCAAACTGTATTAAATTCCAGCTTCAGGTAACGCCAAGCGCAAGCAGTATTCGTCCAAGTACCAGGTGCAGTAATGTCCATCCACACTCTAGCATATGCAGTCGTAGCAGGGGCAGTCTGGTTTGCAAGTTGCACTGTAGTCCAAGTATTGCCAGCAGCAACAGTTGCTAGGCTGGAATAAGCAATGTGGGCTAATCCAGAAGTCAACCATTCGATGTAGAGACGTCCAACAGCACTTGTACCAGACAAGCCTCCAGTGTAGATTTGGCCAGCTAGAGAATAGCCTAGTCCTGCTTGTGCATTGAACGTAGCATACATACCCTGCGGTGCAGCATTCGACCCAGTGCTTGTAATGAAGAAGGGTCCATCACCAACACCAGCGCTAAAGAAAGTACCACCAAAAGAACCAGTATTAACCGTCCAACCTTGTAACCCCAAGAGGCCAGTAGGATTGAAGATCATATTAGAGGGTGCATTAGTAAGCTGTGAGGGCGTCAACGTACCATAAGTCGCCCAAGCAGTCTGACCAGCAACAGCAGCAGCCGTATTGATGGCAGTGATGTCTGCACCGAGTACCCATGTGCTACCATTCCAAACGTAGACAGCCTGGGGTACTGAGGATCCATTGATTAGAATCCAGATGTCATTGGTAGTGGGCGAGCTAGGACCAGTGGTAGCTCTGGTAATGATGTTCTTGGTTGCATTGTCTGCAGCCTTAGCAGAGCCTGTAATCTGAGTTGCCCAGTCAACAGCGTTCAGGGTTGCAAGAGTACCTTGTCCAGTAATGCCAGAAGCCAGCACCACGGAGAGTGAAGACGTAGTAGTGACACTAGACCAGGAGGTCCAAGCTGAAGTATGTCCGTTACCATCATTGGTACGAATCTGGATGTCGTAAGATGTTCCAGGCAGGAGTCCACTAATGACCGTAGTGCCAGTGCCTGAGCCTACATCATTCATGACGTTTGCAAGAGACCAAACAGTTGCTGGTACTGAAGTCTTACGCATCTGGAGTTCGTAGTATTGTACAGGGTTACCAGTAGAACCCGTAGCAACAAGAGTAATTACAGGATACGCATTGCCTGCACCATCAGTAGTATTGGAGGCAGCAAGCGTGAAGGTAGGATTGCCAAGGCTAAACCCACGAGTCTGTGAGGAGATGCCATATGCAGGTGCGATGTATTGCGTTGCAGGATTCCAACCAGGAATAGTAGTAGACGTCTGCTGTGCAACAATAGCAACCTGGAAGTCAGAGGTCAGAGTGATCTGAGCAACCTGGAAATAAAGACCACTAAACCCAAAGCGGGTAGAGGTCATCGTAAACCAGTCACCTTGCTCAAGCTGCAAACCCCACAGCGGCATCACAAAGCTCAAGGTTCCAGAGAACCTCGAAGCCACAAGAGCAGCATAGGTCACTCGCTGAACTTGAGAGTCCGACGTAACAGCAGGGAGATCCCAATTCAGAACAATACGCTGTCCACCATCCTGTGTTTGATATGTGGCCGACCTTTGCGCAGGATAAGCAGCAGCTTGGTAGTTCAGGCTCTTAGGAACATAAGATCCTTGAACACAGTTATACAGGTTAGAAAGGGAAGCAGTAGGCTGCCAGCTTTTAGGTGCAGACCAAATGACGTCGGCGTCCGTAAGGCTTAAGACAGGAGTATAGGAAGCACCAGGCTGTAACGTAATGTTACCTCCACGGTCATAAACTTTACCTCCAGTGGCATCCATGATGGCTTGGAGATCTTGTTGGACCGTATTGTTAGAGGCAAGAATCAAGTCACAAGAATATTGGGCTTCAGTTCCTGTAACGGGCAAATTAACTACGGTGTCACAAATGTTAGCGGCAGAGGAGACTGCAGCAGGAGTAAGGTCGCGAGAGTCGGCCTGAGAGCCAACAATGGTGACACCATTGATCTGGAAGCCTCGAAGGAATTGTGCTGCAATGGTTACAGGGTTACGAGTATAAGACCAACCAGTTGGGGTGCTTAAGCTCATGGACCCAGAAAGTCGGTCATCGTAACAAGGAGCACCATCAATGCAGAACTGGAGTTGCGGTTCACCATTGGGGAACGCATCAGTGTCATACTGATAGACTGCCACTGCATAAGCAATGCCAGTACCCTTCATGCTAGAGTTCCATTCGCCACTGGGACTATGGGCAGTCAGATAAGAATCAGCAACGGCACCTGACAAAGTCCCAGTATGCACACGAAGCCACATACGCGCAGCACCACTCTTAGACCGATATTGGTCACAAGCGGTAAGGCCAGAGTAGATCGCCCCACTTTGGATAGACGGCGTAATGTTACCTGTCGTGACCCAAGCAGAGCCATTCCAAACGTACCAGACATAAGGTGAAGTACTTGTATTCTGCCAAAGGTCACCTGTAGTGTAGCCCGAGCTAGGGACAGTGCTCTGGGAGAAATACTTTTGTCTATCGTTAGTACCAAACGTTAGGAAGCTGGAACCGTCATAGATGGTGTAGATACCAGTGACAGGATAGTCGGAGAGTGCAATGACACGGACGAGATATTTGTTCGGGCTCTTACTGTCGTCAGTCCAAGTGAACGCATAGACAAGAGAGCCACCAGTCGTTGCACGACCTACAATGACTTGACGAGGCTGAGTAGGATCTAACTTCAGGGAAAGCTCTTGGCCTTGAGATGTCGTCCCACGAGGCTTGGCAGCAATAAGAAATTGTGCTGCAACAACGGCAGCCATAATGAGGAGGTTAGTTGCAAGAGCAGTTGCAAAGGCTGGAGAGACCGCAATACCCACAAGGCCAGCAGCACCGATGATGACACCGGCGACAAACTGCACTACTGCGGTTACAATTGCAACTACCGGAGCCATTGATGGACCTTCTCAACCTAAGTGCTATCGGGCGACAGCGTATGCTGCCATTGCATCTTCTAACCTACCACGACCAAGTCCACTAGGAGTCATTGCCCAGAAAAATGGAGGATCAGCAATAGCAGCTGCACGTACAATTTGGTCACCAGCTTCATTAGGAGTCCCTACAGTCAGCAAGTCACCAGTCAATGTATGGTTAAGCTCGATCTCAGGGAACAGGCTTTCTAAGAGCTGGTCAACGTTCTTAAAGCCTAGCTTCCGCATTGCCATATAAGCCTCTACCTCAGAGGTATAAGGTATAGGGCTAAAACGGTCGTGAAGATCCACACCAGTAATGATAAGGCAACTAGTTGATGCCAGTGTAAGGCAATTGTGTCCTTTAGTCGGGTCCCATGAAAAGGAATAGCCATTAGGCCCTTGGAGTTCTTCTGATGTATCGCCATATTGCAGTCTCCTTGATTTATCCCAAGCGTCCACAATCCACTCTACAAACCGTTCCCTCCAATCCCATAGCCTCACAAGCTTAGGACGTTCCCACGTAGCAACTTCAACACCCCTAAGGGCTTCCTTGTCCACCTTGTCTACATTGTCCACATTATCGGTCATTGAATTAGTCCATTCGGCAGTTGAAGCGTGCCACCACCATAGCCGATTTGAGTTCCACCATTGTTACGGGAAGTGACCACATTGGGACTTGCCTTACCCCAATACAGGTTGCGATCTTGTGCAATAGTATCTGCCACGAACTGGAAGAAATAGTCCGAAGAGTCAATCTCGAGTTGGTCCTGGTGAGAGCGAACGCGATTGTTGACCCATTGATACCTCATGGCCAAACTGTCTAACTGGATAATAAGCTTGGTAGGTGACTGCACACCACCACTATCATTGGCGGAGGACAGTTCAACTTGGTCCTCCTCAATTCGAACGAAATTAATCTTGCCTGCATATACAGGAACCACCAGAGAGATGGAGGTAGAGCCAACAGCCGCAAAGCCCATGCTAATATCAACACGGCGCTGAGGAAGGTTTTGCGCAAGGATGGTTCTGAAGAAGCTGGCAGGATCAGTAAACCCGGATTGCTGCAACCGCACACCATCGACCACCAGCTGAACAGATTCCGCAGCAAAAGGTCCACTGGATATGATATTGGCAGCTGAAGCAAGTGCCGATGCACCAATGTAGGTGTTGGTTCCGTCGCTAAGGTCTTGCCAGTCATCACAGAAGCGGTAGGTAGTAGGACCGTCCATAGTAAAGGTAACCAGCCAACGAGCCATAAGGGCCGAGCCGGAGATAAGTTGCAGAGCACCTGTCGTAAATGATCTTGCCATTATGCCTAACCTACGACCTCGAGATGAACTGAACAGCTGAGAAGCTGTAAATAGGTCCTACATCTTCAACCTTGTCACTCTTTTGGATACCTCCAATGATCTTCATTTCTGCACAGGCTCTTTCAAGGCGTGCAAAATTCGCACCACCAGCTGTCACATCAATGGGAGGAGGTTGCACAGTAACAGTTGCAGAGTTGGAAGCTGCCGTAGCACCAACTGTAATACGGTGCAGATACCAGATATTATTTGCCGACGAGTTAAACCAGGAGACATAGTCACCAGGAGTCAATACTGCACCGTTAGCCAATCCATGAATAGTAATTGTGGAGGCTGCGTTCGATGCGGAATAGATCTGTGTGGAGTTGCTACTCTGCTCCCAAGGTTTAACACCATATGCATAAGATGCATAAGCATAAGGTTTAGGACGCCGAGGATCAAATCCAAGGAACGTGTTTACAGAGCCTTGCAGACCATCTAAGAAAGCTTGATAGACTTGGTCACGGGCAGGATAAAGAGGAGGAGTCTGATACTTAGCAGTCCAGAGCGGTGTGATACGGTCAACTGTCTGGAAGAAGCCACCGTTAACGGGAGAGACGTTCTGAATACGCATAAGATCAAAGACCTTAGCGTTCACAGGTAACGGATTTGGCATCTCTGTGCCGGCCATTAGGGACGAGCTCCTTTAGGGCTAGCTATGTGACTCTTAACGTTGGTAGCGGTTACGCTTCAGACTATCTTGAACACGACCATCAATGAGGAGAGGCAACTGGGCCCGCAGTTGTTGATCACGGAGAGACAGGTGAGCTTTAAGGTCCGCCAGGCTAACCGAATCCATATTCCCTGCCACATGAATTGTCGTACTTGCATCAATTATATGTGATTTGGAACCACCTTGCAAGCTGCCATTTTGTCCTGCAGACGAAGTGTAAAGGTCCGCAGTAGTGATCTGACCAATAGGTCCACCGTTAGCATGGCCAGGCAGCTTGCCACCGTTGATGGCTTCCAGCAGAGGCATGAACTTAGCAGCAGACTTGGCATTGACAACATACTCACCAGCAGACAGCATGGCGAAGATGGAGTCAGAGGTAGAAGTGCCAGGACCATTAACTTGTCCACCACCAGCCAATCCCATAAGACCAGCAAGGCCAATATAAGCACCACCAGCATTCATAGTCTGCACAGCAATGAGAGTAGTCATAAGACCATTCAAGATCACCAGTTGCGCAGTGTTAGCAGTTTGAGCTGCTGCAGCAGCTCCATTATTAGCACCACCAAACAATTTAGACAATGAGAAGCCGCCCCAACCACCACCTGTCATACCTTGTTGGATGGCTGAGCTTAAGTTAGCCTTCAACGGGTCAAAGAAGGCGGTGTTAGCCATTGTGGTGATAAAGTCCTTCAGGACTGTATTCAGGGCTGTCCGAAGTTTAGTAGTACCCAGAATAACACCCTCCAGGGCATTGACGCCGTTGCTACCAAAAGACTGCCAGGACTTAATTTGCCCATCAAGTATACCTTGAGTAACCTTTAGAGCATCGTTAACCCTTTGCTGCGTACCAAGTGCAACAGCATACGCATTGCCAGCAGCAGCACCTGCAAGACCAAATTGGCTAAACAGGCTACTCGCGGTTTGCTGGTTCTGTGCGTTCTGTAACCCACCAGCACCAGACTGTGCACCATTGATCAAGGCAGAGTTAGTGGTGTTCTGCTTGCGCATGTCACGCAATGCTTGTTCAGCGTTAGTCAGGTTAGCTAGAGTCTCTTTTGCCTTTTGTTCACCAGCATAGAACTTAGCCAGGGCATTCAAAGCCGTGTCATAGTCTGTTGCCAGATCCTTAACTGCAATACCTTGCGCCCTTAAGAAAGTGACCAAATTAGCTGTTTGCTCAGCTTGTGCCTTAACCGCAAAAGCCTTAGAGGCTGCATTATCATTGGGATTCATTCCTGAACGATCAATGGTATCAAAGATGTCCTTCAAAGCACCCTGAGACAACTTAGCCATCTCAGTTTGTGCTTGCTTCATGCCTTCAGCAAGACTCTTACCCGGATTATCTTTGCCAATGTTTTGACCAAGGGCTGCAATCTCATCATTAATGCCTTTAATAGCACCTTCCGACTTGTGCACATCTTCCCAAATCTTAGTAAAGTCCTTTACCGCATTAGAGGTCAGGACAACCTTAGTATTCAGGTAATCCATTCGAGAGGCAACATTGTCCCAAGAGACTCCAAGCTTATCAGCAGCCAGAGCCTGCTTCTTGGCATCATCACCAATTGCTTCAATTGAGGCAGCAGTCTTCTCAAAGGCTTGCAGCAGCGCCTCATTAGGAGGACCTTTCCACAAGTTGGCCAGTTCTGCCTCAGCGCCCTTGGCCTTGGCAATCAAAGCGTCAAGACCTGCAATACCAGAACCTTTAGGATCTTTGGTTTCTTTAGTGCCACCCTTGCCAATAGTATTGTCACTAGGCAAATGCTGAATATTCTCAAGGTCACTAATACGCCCCTGAGTACGAAGACCTTCTGCAATGCCTGAATCAACCAGACGTTGAAGGCCTTCCGCCTTACGCTTCCATTCCGCCAACTGTGTCTTATCATAGTCAGTAGCATGTCCACCAGCATTAGATACGCGGGCTTGCCAGTTAGCAACAGTAGCATTAGCATCCATCAACTGCCTATTGTTGCCTTGCAGTTGTTGGTCTGATGCAGCAGCCTGAGCTTCCACCTGCTTCAGCAGAGAGTTGGTAACTTCATCAATTTGGATCTTCTGATCCTTAGCCTTTGTAATATAGGCATCAACACTAGAGAAGTCTACCAGCTTGGTATTGTTGGCATCAATAGCTTTGTTCACAGCATTAAAGGCAGATGCAGCACCCCAGATTACGGCAGTCAATGTAGCCACCAAAGCCACCATGATGCCAATAGGGTTAGCAATACTGGCTGCATCAAAGGCTGCCATAGCAATAGTGCCACCTCTAATAGCAGAGGTCAATGCATAATAAGCAGTAGTGGCAGCAGTAATGCCTGCTCGCATAATAGCTAGACCACTACCTAATGCAGTTACAATTCCTATAGCAACCTGAGCTACTGCCAGACCTGCTAATGCACCAGCAAGGCCAGCAATTGCAGACAGCACCAATTGGGCATGGGAGCCCAACCAATCCAGTACCTCACCCAAAGCTGCAAGGATGTTCTTAAAGGATTGAGAAGCTCCCATTGCCTGGGAGACAGAAAGAATGAATACGTCCCACTTGTTGTGGATACGCTCAAGAGAGGCTTGCAGAGTATCAACAGACTTACTTAGGTCAATGTGATAAAGAGCTGCTGCAGCCTCTTGGAAGGCTTTAACAAAAGCAGGACCATTAACTTGACCCGCCTTGAGCATTTTATCAAGTTCAGCACCTGTTGCACCAGTTGCCAGCTTAGCAATAGACATAGCACCAGGGAAGTCATTAGACAGTCGAGTCACAAGATCACGCGACGTCACATAGCCACGTGACATGATCTCGTCAAAAGCCTTAAGTGCGTTTGCAGAGTCTTGGCTCGACAAGTGCATGACACCAAAGGTGACCGCCAAATTCTTGAACTGCTGATCAGCTTCATGCACAGAAGAACCTGAACCAACAGCCGAGGCAATAAACCTATTGAAGGCAGGAGTCAATGTAGAGATCGAGAGGCCAGCCTGATTAGCTACTTGCACAAGGAATTGGAATTGAGCTGCACCATATGCTGTGGATCCGGACACTGCCGTTTGAGTCTGAACAACCTTTTCATACTCAATGGTAACTGATGTAATAGCACCTACCATACCTAACGCACCTGCCGCTAGAGCAGCAAAGCCTGTCAGTAAGGCACCAGTAGCCAAAGTGTTCTCACTCATGAGCTGGTGAGACTGTTGGAGTTGAGTAGCAAATGACCCAAAAGGACCACCAATCAAGGTCGCAATGTTAGAAAGGTTGGATAGTCCTTGCACAAACGGATGAGTTGCTGCAGCAGCCTCTCGCATGTCACGAGTCACTTCGTTCATGGAATTGCGAAGCTTCAGTTGTGCATTAGTCAACTGTTCATGCGTCAGCAAGCTCGACCGAAGCTGATTAACATATTCCGAAGTTGCGCTATTGGCACCTGCACTCAAAGACTCAGCCTGCTTAGGTGAAATATTACCTGCAGAAACTTGGCGACTCAGCCTGTTCTGATAATCCTCAAGACGTGTAGCAGCCTTAGCAATCTCTTCCCGCTGCAGAGACCAGAGATAGTTATTCCGTGCCAGTTGTGCTGCGGATTCTTTCTCAAGTTCAATCTGCCGGTTAATGAAGTTGATATTCTCTTGCCAACCAAGGTTAACTCGTTGAGCTCCTAGAGCATTGAGAGTGCTACCTTTAGGTTCGGTTAAAGCCTTCACATAAGCAGTATAGGCATTTTCCAAATACCTAATAGAATCTACCTTTGCCTCAGGTGCAATTTTGGTAGCATTGATCTTGGCAATCATGTCCTGGACTTGCATTAGTCCTCGAACAGCTTGACCTTCTTGCCTGATGAGTGCTGAGGTAGTTTCGTCAATGGCACCCTTGGTGTTCTTCATGGCAGACGCCACGGTATCACCAAATGCCTGAAGCTTAGATTGTGCGGTCGAGAGGCCAGAAGTGTTGGCATCTAATCCGAAAGTAATTCCGCCCAAGTTAAGGGACATAGTCTACTCCTGATTAGTTGCCAACGCTTTGGTATTGCTACTTACGACGTCTAGCCGCTTTAGCCTTGTCTTCTTGAAGAGCCCTCAACCTATTGATTGCGGCCTCTTCTGCATTGACCTTGCTGCTTCCTTGTTTCATGGCCTCTGCTTCTAATTCCTGACGCACTTTAAGGAAAGTCAACCAGGTCTTAAGTTTATGCAGAGGCCATTTCAACACAAGGTCGGAATCCATTCCAAGTTCATAGGCAACTGTTAAGGCTGCCCAAAGTAATGGACTACGTCGCAGCTTGGCTTTTGTCCTCGGTGGAAGGGACCACCCCCGTCAGATCATTAATGGCTTCCTGCAGGATGCGAATGTCACTCGAGAAAGGTAGAGCAAGGATGTCAGGGATGTCACCATCTTCAAAGAGGCGTTCATCGGTCCCAGCGTTATAGACATAGTTCACGATCATCAGTGCCATGCCATAAGCGCGATCCTCATTGGATTGGAACGACAAGACGTCCTCGATGGACGGATCTCGAACTTCAACGGGAACGCCAAAGAAGACAAGCTTCCGACTATTGGGTTTGGCAGCAAAGATTTTGGCACGAGCATCATCACGGGACAGCTTCACCGGAGGCGCGGTCTCTAGCGCGTCAGAGGTAGCTGTGGGTGAGCCATGAGCCGAATCGGCAGTTACAATTGCGGGACTATTATCGGTCGTATCCATTGTGGCCTCCAATGGGTTAATGTTAAGGTTGGCAGTCAGTTAGATTACACGATGGTCGGATTAGCCGTACCACGCATGTTCACAGTGAACGTATTAAGTCCATCCACAGAGTTGTCAAGGCTGCAGTCAATCGGGAAAGCCGAACCGGAGACACCATCGAGCGGAGTCTGGCCAGGAGCACCAGAAGGAAGGTAGCGAGCGTAGATCGTCGTCTGGTTAGCCCAAGCAGTCAGAACAGCCTGAACAGCAGTTGCAAGAGTGGAGGATCCCGAAATGTACCAGTTAGCAGGGAAGGCCACCAGAGCACCAGGCGGAACCCAAAGCATCGCGGAGACTGTTTCAGCTTCCACTTCACCTTGGTTACCAGACTGGGTACGCTTGCTAAGCTTAAAGAACCCGCGGAAGACAGTAAGACCGTCACCGTTAAGGTCAAGTACAATCATAACATAGCCACGACCTTGCAGAGCAGTTTCCCAGGCGTTAGAAGCCTTAAAGATGTTACCCAATTCAAGAGTGACCGAACGAAGACCAGGAACCATGACACGGAAGCCAGAGTTCGTCTGCGCGTCGTCATAACCCGTCTGATCAATGGCAGTTTGCGTAAGGGAGAGCTTAGTGCTCTTGGCTTTAGCAATTTGGGTCATGGGAACATAGTAGTAAGTCATAGTTACAGGACCAGTGACAGTATACGTCGACAGGAACGTAACAGTACCAGTCAGATAATCGATGCTCAGCACGTTGGCGGTTTGGTTAACACTGTTGTCGAGAACCGTAACAGTGTTGTTATAATCCATCACACGGTGAGCCGTGTTCGTCACCTGATAAGTTTTACCAGACACAAGAGCACAGGCTTCTGCAGTCGTCGACGTAGGAGTACCACCTTTAAAGATGACCATATTGTAGCCGACGATGCCCTTGAAGATGGCATTCGCTTGGATGTTCCATTGACCAATATTCGGCTGATTGGATTCAAACGTTTGACCAAAAACAGTATCTTTGGTCTCGTTCAGTTCGTCCGTATACGAACCTTGGTTACCCGGAAGAGTATACCAAGTCGTACCATTCGTGCTGATTTGTACTGCTTTGTTAGACATGGTCTACTCCTTAGGGGTTGTGATGGCTAAATACGATATCCAGTACCACTGGGGTAGGAAACAATGAGGCTAAGGTTGAGAGAGAACATAGGACGACTTTTATCATCCTGACCAAGATCCAGAATGTCTCCCAGAGTCTTGCAACCATCTAGGAGAGGGTATAATGTAGGATGTGAAGGAATACGAACCAACACATCACGACAAGCAATAGTCTGATCATATGCATCCTCATACTTACCCTGTCCTTGCCCACCACGAACAATCAGCTGAATGGCAGGATAGTCAATTGCAACAGCTACCTCACCTGGACGTCCACCTGCATGTCGTACAAGTACTTGAGCATCCGGAGTCTCATACAAGCCACCCGCAAAATAAGAATACCCCGAAGACGGCATAGCCGCTGCGAGGATGTTCCGAATCTGAATTGCAGGTGACTGTGTAGCCATTCTAACTCAATCCCATCCGAATACGAAGGTTATCAGTAACACGTTGGACGATATTATGATAGTCCTCGTCTATCGCACGTTGCAGAAATTTATCCGTTGTCGGGGGGTCGTGCGTGGCAGGGATTTCATGGACGTAGATAGCATAGTGAGGCTCACCACCCCGAGCATAACCAATTTCACAGCGAGCCCCTCCTCTGTATTGTTCAGTTGCCACATACCTAGAGTTGACTAGTTCCAGCGTATCTTTCGGACAATAGTAGGCAGACAACTCAAGGGTAGGCTTTAGTGCCTCAGTCAAGTCGTTAGGAAGAAAGCCTTCTAGTTGCTCCGTATACCATTGAAGGTCCTTTGCTAAGGTGCCGAACGCTTCCTTGAGACCCTCATATAAGGAAGATTCCGAAGAACCATCTACCACAATATTAGAACGCCCTACATTGATCTTGATCGGCGTAATACCTGCAGAACCTGTAGGCTGAACTTCTGGAGGCACTGCAGAACTAAGACCTTGGCGCCTTTGCTTGCCTTTAGGAAGAGACCCACGCTTACCAGTGCGACGGTCAATCCTTTTAAGCAGAGGGTCAAAATCACGAATACTCATCCTGTATATGCCCGCCTTTCTTTCTCCATGTTCCGAAGATCAGTCGCTGTATGGAAGGCATGAATTTGGTGAGCAGGAACGGTGCCATCATTTGGATTCGTGGTATAGCCTGGACCAGAAGTAAAGTCACCCGGCGCCAGATAACCTTCTTCCACTACATCGGTATCCAGAAGCACAAGGCTGTTATACTTGACTTCATCACCATGAATGTTGGTCACAAGATTGGAGTCTCGCGTCCAACGACCATGAATAAGAACAGGTGCGGCAAATTGGAACTCATTGTAATTGTTAACACCTGCAGGCGCCCAATAAGTAATGGGTTGATTCATATTACGGCTGCCAGGGCCCATTGAGGGAAGTCCCATAAGTCACCTATGTGTATGTTAAGCAGGCCAAGGATAGTAACCAGTCTCCGGAGGCAGCGTACCAGGAACTGCAGAGACACTACCACCACCGGCAGAGAATTGGGCAGGAAGCTTCTTGGAGGTAAGACCCTTCAGAATCCCTGAGGTATCCATCATGATGGCTTGTTGGCCATACCGCGTAGCAGCAAATCCGGTCTGATTTGCAAAGGTGGCTGCTACATAGGTATCACGTGAATATTCTCCGGACTGCGATGAAGTGAGTCCACCTCGTTCAGTCAGCATCAACATAAAATGGCAGGCCAAGTAACGCTCAATGGCCGTCAGGCGTGCAGTAGAGAGACTTGCATTGGCCAACGTTTCCGTGATGAAGAGGTTGGCATCATCTAAACACACCTGAACCATTGTGTCAGGGACACCAGCCGGCACTTCCATAAATGACGTAATGTCTTCAGGTGCGTTTAGTGACATCGTGAACCCCTAACTTAAGCAGCAGGCTTGGAGTCGGTGGCTTCTTTGGCTTCTTCAGCATCAGCGGCCGGAGCAGCTTCAACCACAGGCGGAACAGTCAGAGCTTCTTGGGTTTCCTTGATGGTCGGCGGAGTAGACTCCACAACCGGAACACCATCAAAGAGCGGAGTCGCAGGCGGGGTTTCATTCGCGGGATAGAATTTATCCTGGAACGCTGCATACTGCTCAGGAGTCAAATACACAGTGTCACCCGCAAGAGCTTGAACTCGTTCGCCCTTGGTGATATACCAATGCTCACGACCAGCCTTCAGGATGTAGGGGTCAGTGCCTTCCATGGGCTTTCCTTGATCTGGAAACGGCGACGGGATGTCGTCAACGAGGTTTGCCTCAGGCTTATCTACCTTAGCCATGTCAATATGTCCTTTCGAGCCGAGGGAACCATCTCGGAAGACCATAGCTGGATGCCGAAGATATTCCCCTTCATCATCTATCCAGTCACCGTTGAGTTGTGCGAACTTCCGTGCTTCGGCAATGGTTGCGTCTTTACGGCCGGCCATCTCACTCTCCAATGACTGAACAGATGATTAGGTGGTAGTTAGTGGAGCACTTACCCTTACGAGTAGTGTGCAATACCACACTGGTTCAGATAGTCTGCACGGACACGCGGGAGCATGATGCAGAAGATCATGAAGTTCAGTTCAAAGCCACCGCGGTTTTCCCACTCAACCATCATAGGCTGAATGCCGTCGATGAGTTGGATCACGTCGGAGGTCAGTTGGACCATCAGCACGTTCGTACCAGTCATACGCGAGGTAGGAATGATACCATCGATGCCGGG